AGGTTCTTTAAAGGCAGTTGATAATTGTTCATTTATTTTTTTGTCTTTTACAGAATCTGTTATTATAGATTCATCAGTAGGTTCTGGTGTTTTTACTTTAAATTGTGGAAATTCAACTCTTACAGAGTCATTCAACACATTAGTAAGTGTTTTTACATATTCTGAATCAGTTGCATATCCTGATTCTTTAAGTTTTTTAATTTGTTCTTCAGGAGTTTTAGCTGCTCTTACTTCAGCATACCTAGCTTTTTGACTTTGTGAGTATCCTTCACCTGTTAAAAATCTTATATGCCCTTTAACGCCTTCTTCGGGAGTTTTAAATATTCTAAAAGGCTGACCAAGAGTTACGGTAAAACCACCAGCAGGATTAGCTTCTATTTTTGATTTCTTACCTCCTGTTTCTCCTTTTTTCTTTTCCTTTTTTAAGTAAGCTTCAGCTTCTTTTTTTGTTGAGAAATCTTCTTCTGTCCCCATGATAACATAGTCGACACCTTCTTTACCTTTTGATAAAGTTACTCCACTTGCTTTTTGACCTGAATAATTGTTGTATTTTAAAGATAATTCAGATAGACCTTCTTTTCTATTCATACCTGACTCTGTAATCATTTGAGCCATCATAGTTTCAGGAAATAATCCAGTACCTTTGGTATGTATTTCTAATAATCTTAATAGTTCTTTCTTATCCATCTTATTTATGTTTCCAAGTTTTCATTTCGTTTTGTACTGCTTTACCTGCTTCTTGGTATCTACCTCCTGAAAGCAAACCTTGTAGTTTTCCCATAAATGGTTTATCAAATACTCCTTCACCTCCTGTAAGCTCCATTCCTGTGTCTTGACCTTTTTTATCAACTACTTTTAAAGGGTTGGCAGAGTGACTATATGCTCCTTTAGTCATACCACCTGTTTGAAATTTTTCTGCAAATCTCATTTTTTCAATTCCTGGACCTGTTACTGACTCAAGCATTTGTGGTGTAACAGGTTTACTTCTATCTCTATTTACAAAACTATCTAATCTTTCTGCATCAGTTTGTAATAATGGTACACTGTTAGTTCTAGTGTTATCCATGTATGGATTATCAAACTCTTTTAAAAAATCGTATTTAAAAAAATCACCTGTCAATTTTTCAAGCTCTTTTTCTTTTTGTAGCTTATCAAACATATAATCATTATAGTTCTCAAAATCTTCTTCCTTTCCTGTGTAACTAATGCTATATTTATTTTTAGCATTATTTTCTACTACGCCTCCATCTTGATAACCCTTAAAATCTTGTGCTTTTTCTGATTCAAATTGCGCAAGTTTAAGTTTGTTCTCCATTAATTGTTCTTGCTTTTTTTCTTCTTTTTTCCTTTTTTTGTTTTGTACGATACCAAGACCAGCTCCAATAAGTGCACCTACACCAGCACCAATAGGACCTGCAACCATACCCATTTGAGCAAATTTAGCTGCACTTCCTACTACATTTCCTGTATCACCACCAATTGCATCACCTACAGCTCCAACAGTTCCAATACCTGCTCCTACTGTACTAGCAGTTTTTTCATTTGCAAAAGAAGTAAGTTTACGAGCACTAGACATATCTTCCCTATTAGGGTCGGTTCTATCGTAATTACCTTCAAAAAAACCTCCTAAAGAATATTTTTTTGTATAACCTCCGCCATAGTAAAGTTCATTAGCTAAAGATTTTTCTTGTTCTAATGTTAAATTTTTAATCATGTTGTTTTTCTATTATGTATAAGAGCACCAAATAGCTCAATATTATCATCTGCTGTAGAAACAGCTTTTATTTCTAAGAATTGACCAGTGGCTTTAGCTGTACCATCTGTGCTTGTTATTGGTATAATATGTTTACCATAAACTAATTTTTCTCCTGTGCCTGTTGTAGTAAATGATGTATTACTTACAGAATCAGTGAAAGTAAAGTCTGTAAACCTTCCATTGTTTTCATTACCAGACAAATATAAAACTAACTTATCAAATTTTTTGCTACTGTATACATCTTCATTACATACAAAAGTAATTTCAAAACTATTAGTATCATCTGTATCGTAATAAGTTTTATGTCCTGTATGTCTATTTTCTATGTATATCTTACTTGCATCTATTGAATTAGCTGTAGAATGCCTTCCTATAGTAAAAAGTTCGCCTGGCAAGTTAAAAGCCATACTAACAACATTGTTTTTTTTCGTAACGACAGTTTCTGATAGCTCACTATATACAAGATGTGTAATACCTCCATTATTCGACTGTGATATACATATACCAACTTCGTCAAATATTTTATTATGATATAAACTTATACCACCTTTGCTGTAGTCTAAAGGTTTATCGAATAAAGTTACATCTTTTAAATCATTAAATATTTTAGCATTACCTGTTGTAATACCTAAATCTTGAACCGCTACGCCTTGCCCATAAATTAACTTACACCAAGTTGACATATTAGAGTCAAACCAATACGCTGATGTATTTGTAACTACCATATTATTAAAATGCTGACTACCATATAAAGTATCAACATAGTCGCTTCTTTCGATTACTCTACCTGTACCTGTAGCAATAGTTACAGAAGCTGCGTCTTGATTATCAACAACAACTCTTGGATTGATTTGTAATTTAGCCACTCCTTTTTCTTGAATAACAAAAATTTCATCTCTCAAATTTATAAGGTTATATATAGGGCCTTTATCTGTATCAAGTTCGTGAATTTCATTTGCATCCCAAGTAGTATAAGCATCGAACAAATCGCCATTAATTTTAACATTAGATGCTGCTATTACATTACTAAATGTATTAACATCTTTAAAATTAGTAGGTTTTTTTACAAATGTTTTTACTACGTTTTTAACTGAATAAGTATCATTTATAAATACATCATCAAATGATTGGTAATTTAATGAATCAGTAGAACCAAAAAATATACCGTCTCTTAGGTCTAAATTAAAAGTGCTTTCAACTGGAAAAACAATACCTGCTGATGGGTTAATTCCATCTACAGCGTTATTTACATTTTTAGTTTTGCATTTTGAATACATACAAATATATGTGTCACCCCCAAAAACTTCATCAACATTAGACTCTGTAGGATTAAAGTTAACATGTCCTGTAGATATGTATTGATTGTTATCAAAAGCAGAATCTGATGTTCCTCCGTATCTAACTTCAGATGCATCTCTTCTTATTTGTCCATATAATTTTGTAACAAACAACTCTTGATTACTGTCACCTCCACTTAAATCATTTTTTCTAAATGGGCTGTTATCTTGTTCTGTTTCAGTACCTAATACATCAGGAACATTTAATGTAGCCTCTAAAGAAACAAATGTACTTGGTGCTCCAGTTACTCCATTAGCGTTACTGTCTGCAGTCCACTTTAAGGTTGTTACAGTAGATGGTGCGTGTATTATTTTTTCATCACTGTAGTTAAATCTAATACCATTTTTAAAAGATTTAGCGTTCATACCTGCACCATTTTCTTGTATATCTATTCTAGATGCGCTAACTTCTGTATCAGGACCTAATTTCTGACTATAAAACACATTACTTCTAATGTTAGACTGAGTAATATTTTTTATTCTATCAACACTTGAATAGTATTGAGAGTAAATAGGAAACACAGAAAATTGTGTTGATTGTACGTCTCCATCACTTTTAGGGTCAAATCTACCTGACAATAAAAAATCTTTATAATCTTGACCAGTTAATGCTTGTCTTATATGTTTTATTCCATTTTCATTTTCTATATCTGTAAAACCCAAAATATCGCTATTATAATCTTGCATACCACCATCCAATCTAGATACAATTTTTACATAGTCGTTTTCTTTTTTAGAATATTCTATTTTATTGAAATCTAAATCTGGAGAATCGAAAGTATATACACTTCTCCAATATGAGTTTTGTGTAGTTTTTGGACTATAAGGTGTTGCATATCCTGGTCCATTTTTATGTTTCATTGTACCATTTCCATCAACATTTGCGTGTTTAATAGCTTGGTTAAATACACCTGATGCTATAATAGACTTGTCACTATCTTTTCTGTCTACTCTTACAATTGAATAACCACTTATTTTACTTCTTGTATCTGCTGATAGTTTAACGTTAAATTTTGGGTATATAGCATATCCAAAAACATCGCTTGTAGGGTCATCAAAATATACATCTGTAGAACCTGAACTTTCAGCAGCTCTACTTAATATTATATTATCTGTGTTAACTTGAGTTACAAAACTAACAGGATTAATTCTATCACCTGTTACAATATCTCCTACACTTATGTCTTCACCATGACCTACTTTTGTTAATGTAGTAGTACCATTAGCAGTCCATGAGTCAGATTTTGTACTAGAAGAACCAGCAAATTTAAAAGTAAAAGCACCATCTGCACTTTCTGTAATTCTAGTTCCACTTGAATTTAATGAGGTATAGTCATCAAAATTCTCAGGCATTCTAATGTCCCCTATGGGGCTTACAAAACTTGGTGAACCTGTAGTATCGTAAAATAAAATACCAAATCTATAAACTTCACCTCTTTGATAGCCTGTAAATTTTTCTGCAAAATTTGAATTTTTATAGTTATTAAACCCTTGTTCAAAAGTTTTTTCTAAATGACCATAATGTGGTACACTATTAAACAATGTTCGTGATTTATTAAGGGCACTATCGTCTGATTCAAAAGCAGAATTATTAAAATATTTTATTTTAGTTAAATCAAACTGTTTTGTATCAAACGTAACTCTTACACCATCTTCTGCTGTAGCAAAACCAGGTGTTTCTGCACCATATACTTTAAGACTAGAATCACTACTACCTGCAGGTAAGTTTATAAAACCATATTTACTGTTTACACTATAAAAATCTTTTTCATCAATGTCTGGGTTTATAAACGATGAGTAAGTTTCTAATGCACCAAGACCATCTGAATCGTATCTATACGACTTTACTCGCATATCAATATCTAATGATGCTGAGTTGTTAGATAAATAAGACGCAAACAATCTATTATCTTTTTTAGATAAAGACTTACAAGTGTCCCAAGTAATATTGTTTGCTAGTAAATCTTGTATTACTATTGGAGTTGTAGTTTCTCCGCCACTATGAGTGTAACTAAAAGACGTAGATGAAATATTATTTGTAGCAATTGAGCTTGCTTCTATTGCACCATCTGAAGATACGTATCGTATTGAAATAATTTCAATAGACTTGTATGATTGACTTATATTGTCAACACTTAATTTTATTGCTGTAGAAGAATCTTGCTCTAAACTACCACCTAAAATTTCATGGTATGGTGTTGAAGGAGTTCCTTTGTCGACAAAAATAGGGTTGGTTATATTAGATATTCTTGATGTTTTACCATCTGTTGTAATTAATCTGTAGCAATATGAATACGCACCACACTTTAAAGTACCACCTGAAGTTTTACCTGAAATTGTTGGAGCTTCTAATTTTTCCCCTTTAAAAACATTTAAATCTTCTGCTGTAAGACCTGCATAAAAGTATGCATCTTCTTTTAAATTTAAAGTACGAAGTGGATTAACTCCGTCTGTCCAATAAATTCTGTGAAAGTGTTCGTTTTCTTCTGAAACTTCCACTCTTAATGATTGCTTTGGAGTAAGACCTAAATCTGCTTTCATAATAAGAGAAAGTACATTTAATGTACCATCATCATTTATGCTTACTTTAAATATAGCATCATCTGCACTTATATTATTTTGTGTACATATCAATGCTGTATAATCACTAAATGAAGCTGCTCCTACAGGATAGTAATATTCATCAGTGACTGTAGACACTGTTACTCCATCTCCATTTGTAAGAGTTACATTTTGTATACCAGNGTCTTCAGATATAGGATTGTAATATTTAAAGTCAAGCTTTCTGAATCTGTATTAAATAAACTAATATTAATATCATTAGAATCTCCTGATATAAAAATATTACACTTATTTGAAACAGCTGTAACGCTTAATAATTCTTCTATTCCGTATAGTAAATATAAATAAGGGTCTGTTCCATTATATACAATACCATCTTTATTAACTGTTGTTTTATCAAAAGTTACACTAGTATGCGTAAAGCCTTCATCTCCAGTTACTTGTAATCTAACTCCGTATATAGTAGGGCTTGATAATGCTAAATAATCTGTACTACTTTGAATAGCTGATTGTGATGTAACATAAGTTGAACCATTATATACAATAGTAGTTAATAGTTTATTTGACTTAGCATTTTTAAGAGTAAATGAATTGTCGCTTCTATTGTTCAATCTTGCATTTACAGCAAGTTTATAACTTTCTGCAGGCAATAAATTATTGTCTAAATCAGACTGCATTCCTTTAAAAAACGAATTAGGTTTTTTTTGACTTGCCATTTTTTAGAATAATTTACGTGAGTGGTCATTTATAGGTCTAAGAGAATTCCAATAATTACTTATGTTTCTCCATTGTTGTTTAGACGGCATATTGTCCTTACCTCTTGCTTGTGCGCATTGATATGACCATTCTTGTTTTAAATCTTGATAAACATACCTAGGAAGCTTTTGATTAAAATATTCTCTCCCTTTATACTTAAACATTATATACGAAGCTATAGCATCTTCATGTGCAGCTGAAATAGTAGGATAACCTTCATCATCTGTTGCAATAGCTTCATAATGTATTTCTATACTAACATCATCTGCTACATCTATATTTAAAAAATTACCAGACATATACATGTTTGTCTTTCTATCATAAGTAGACTCATATAAATCTTGTGGATTTCTAATTTCTATTATGTTTAAAAAATCTTCTGGTAATTGTACTTTTTTATCAGTTACTTTTAGCGTTGCTATTTTTTTATCAAAAGTTGTATAAGAACCTATTTTTTTTTCTGCTTCAAAAGCCCACTCTACAAAGTTGTGAAATTCTCTTGCTGCATCTTGAATACCTAAATTACGTATTACAGTAGATACAACTTGTTTAACACTTATCTTAGGATTTCCTTTCATCTTATTTTTTTATTATATTTTTAAACCTACGTAAAGGTAACACTTTGTATTTATTATATTTATAAGGTCTATCCCACATTAATTTTGTGTATTCTTCATCAAGTATAGGGACTTTATATAATACTATTTCATTTTGTTTTGTGGTTTCTTTTATATCAAGCCTTACATGAAAAGGTCTTTTATGTGGTAATCTTTTTAAAAACAATGAGCCTAATTTAAAAGGCAACTGCAAGACTTCTTGTTCTTTTGCTATAATATTTATAGCTTCTTGTAAGAAAGGCTCTAGTATCGAATAAAACTCAGCATAACTGATTTCTCTTTGACCTCTACCTCCTTCTATAATTATATCTTTTTTAACAGCAGCATAAATGTCTTTAATAAAAACATATTTTTTTTTATACTGTTTATATGTATTACTCTGACTGTCTTGCATTATTTTGTGGTTGAGCTATTGCCGATTTTTCATCTACTTGATTGTTAGGACCATTTGATGGTACGCTCATTAACACATTAAATTCTTGAGATAGTACTTGCTTAACTAATACAGTAATTAACTCTTCTGGTATTGGATATTGTGTAGTATCATCAGTATCATAGCTACTCACTTCAGTGGGATTAGAGAACACTGCATTTATTTCAATAGTACCATTTGACACAATAGAATCACCTTCCCAAACATAAAGTTTACGGTCAGATAGAGTAGCTATTTTACTTGTATTTTTTTTGATAAATCGTGAATGATTAACAAAAGTTCTGTCGTGATGTTGTACTATTGGTAAATTTACATATTCGCTTTCTACGCCACTATCTTCTTTGTATGCTATACTTCTTATAGCTCTGTTCTCATTAAAGCCTAATACGTCTTTATAAGTAGCACCATTAGCGTTTGGTGTTATAACATCTACTTGAAAACTTGAATTAGAGTTTTTTCTACCGTTATCAGTATACTGCATTAACAAATTTGCTCTATGATAATGTATCATAAATTTAATTTGCCTTGTAGAAACATCTGAATCATCTGAAGCTACACCACCAGATATTATATTTTTAATGTTGTACGCTATTTCGTTTAATGTTGCCATAGTTTATTTTTAATAAGAAAGGGTAAAATAGGTTACCCTACTCTACCCTTTCTAGAAAGCAGGGAGCAAAAAGCTTCGTTATACTCGACGTTCAGCAATTTCAGCTTGAACTGCATTGTATCTAGCATCTCCCAATGTTGCTAGTACCTTACGAGATGCAATCTGACACACTTCTTCGTGTGTAGTATCGCTTAATTCTGTAAAGTCTGTTGTGTATTGTAAATACGTAATAACACAAGTTGTAGCAGAACTAAAACCTAATGTGTGTATATTACCACCTTTAAAATAAGCTACTGGATTACTAGAATCAGCTTTATTAAAAGGGTCATTTAAATACGAGCTAATGTCACTAATTTGTATAATTTTAACATTAACGTTTGGTGATGTTTTAACATAAGCTGATAAAAATCTACCATATGTATCGTCACCATCTAATGTGTTAATAGATAATGGTGTTGCGTCAGCTAAACTACCATCTTTACTTATAACTAAATCAGCTAGCTTATCTCTACTATCTTGATTAGTTTCAAAAGATGTATAGTATTGTTGCAAGAATTCATCAGTTGACATTTTTAGAAATTCATCCAACTCTGCATCGCTAAAGTATGCAGTTGTTTCGCTGTCTATAATGTTTCTAATTCTATCTCTTGCTACTGACTCAGTCATTATGCTTTAACTTTTTTGTTTTTAGCTTTAGGTTTTTCACCTCTTATTTCGTGCTTCAAGATAGCTAAAATATCTTTGTTATCTTTTAACCAAACTATCACCTGTTCTTCGTTAGTTCCTATGGCTTCTTTTCCATAAAAGAACGTTTCGTTTTTGTATTTAAGTTTCTTAGCTTTTAAAGCATCAAGTATAAATACACGCAAAGTTTTTTCAGGGTCAAAATGTAACGACATAAAACCTTCATGGTTTGTTTGTGCCACTTGTATAGTTTTTGCTCTTAAAACATCTATATCAGCATTCATATTAAATCTACTTAACTGTGCAAATATTTTTACGTCAGCATCAGTCATTTTTGCAGCTTCAATTATTGCTTGCGCAGATGTCAAAGTTTCTTTAGTATCCTTTTGTTCTTTTTCTTGCATGTCAGTTCGTGTCCAAGCTGCTATTATTGATGGGTGGTTTTTTAACCAATCATCTGTAATGCAATCACTTTCGATACTTTTATTTAATATAAAAGATGCGCTACTTGTAACGAATTGTTGCTCAAGACCATTTATATCTAATAATTTATGTAAACGACCTGTTTTGTCTTTATAAGCACTTCCAAAATTAAAATTGCTAATTTTTTTATACTTATTGTGTTTGTAATGAATAAGGTTTTTTGTAATCTCCATTTTTGCTTTCTTTTATTGTTAGTGAAAAAAACACCCCCTCCGAAGAGGGGATGAATATTATTTATTATCCAAATACAACTCCGCCTGCAGCGTCGCATGCACCAGATACATACCAATTTGAACCATCAGACCATACTTCAACAAAATCTCCAACAACAGAACCACCTGATTGGTCAAAGATAATTTTAGTATCACCAGAAACAGCGCTATCGCTACCACCAGCACCTGTTGAAATAGTACCAACAAAATCTTCAGTTGCAGCAGCTTGAACAATATCAACATCTGCAGTAACATTAGTTATTACAAATCTGAACCATTGTCCTGCAGCAGCTACAGCTGGTAAAGTAACATCATGAGTAGAGCTTCCATCAAGGAAAACAACACTACCTGATTCTTCTTGAGTTAAAGTTTTATCAGCAGTTGTAGTAATAACGTTAGCTAATAAACCTCTTTGCTTCAACAAGTAGTTACCTGCTGCGCTTTTTTCATATTGACGTAAGTATTTTTCTTCAGCCATTTTTTCTAAATTTTATAAATTTTTATTAATTAAATTGTTACACCTGCAGGTAAAATTACACCACAAGATTGAGGGTTACGGATAATAATTCCAGACTCAGATAAGATGTGACATTCAAATGTATCATTACCGTTAGCAGCCATCAAAGAAGATGGGTCGTTAGGGTTAATCATACCAGGAACATATTTCTTAACATAGTTTCTGTTGTATCCTTCAGCACCTTTAGCGATAAGCTCAACGTTAGCTACACCATCTTGTACTGACATATCCATAAACACCATTAAACCTGATAACTGTGCAGTATTAAATCCTGAAGCAGAAATACCAGATGTCATTGATGCTACATTAGGGTCATCAAAACATGGGTTGTGTACCAATTTAATGTTGTTACCTAAAGCAGAGTAAGAAGTAAAGTTGCTACCAACAGATACACCTTCTCCTGTTTTTGATGCAATTAAGTTTGCAGCAGAACCCATAGTAGCTAAATGCGCTTGCATAGCTTGTTGGAACTGAATCATACCTTGCATACCTGTAAATACTACGTATTCATTACCTGTAGCTCTTAAAGAGTTTAAAGATAAATGACCAATGAATTTCAATAATTCACCTTCTGTAATACCAATACCAGCTGTACTTAACTGATTAGATGATGCAATTTGTGCTAAGATACCGTCTCCCATAATTGGTAGACCTGAAGCAGCAGAACCTGAATCACCAGGGTAACCAATGGCACCAGCAGCAATAGAACGCTTACCAAACCATCTGTTCAATTCAAGCTCATACATGAATTGGTCAGTCATTTGTTGCTCTTTAGTAAAGTACCATAGTCTGTGACCATTGTGCTCTACCCAAGTAACGTCATGTAAATCAATACCGTTAATTTTACACTTTCTTCTAGAAAGAGTTAAGTGATTACGGTGAGTTTCAGGATAAGCATATCCTTCACCAACTTCATCACCTAAAGAGCCCTGTCCGTAAGCAGAACCAATTACTGCAACAACTTCTGCTGCATCAGCGTTTGTAGCTGAAAAATCAAAAGCATCAATATGCTTAACTGTAACATCTGTGTTACCTGCAGTTTCAATAGTACCTACAGCAGTAACAAGTGCAGTTGCACCACATTCGAAACGAACTACATCGTTTACAGCTAACATACAATACTCATCATCAGCTTCAGTAGAGCGAATAGAAAGTGTACTTGTATCACCAACTGCTTTATTTGCACTTAGAGCCACTTCTAATACTGCAGGAGCTTTATATCGCTGCATAATTTTCCACTCAAAAGAGCTACTACCAATTATTTTTTCAGAAGCACCAAATCCTAGGCGTTCTAGTAAGTACGTCATAGAGTAACGAGGATAAAGTTCGATTATCTTCTTCGCAATCTCAGGGTACTTAAGCATATTTTGCACGAGTGAATTATCAGCCGTGTTATACGCAGGGTCATATTTTGCATTATAAACCTTCATTGTTTTTTAATTTAAAATTATTTAATCATTTTAATAAAACATTTTACGACATAAACTTAGTTGGGTCAAAACCTTTCTTTGGAGCTTCAAAGCTTTTATTTGAACGATTTCCTTTTGATGGTGATGTTATACCATCTAAAATTTTAGATTTTCCTTGTTCAACACCTTGTGTACGAACCATTTTAAAAATCTTTTCTTTGTTTCGCCATAAGAAGGCAGCCTCCGCAACATTGGCATGAGATTCAAATACTTCTTGGGCAAAATTCCCTTTAGTTATATAGTTGTATAATTGTTTTTTATCTTTTAGAGATACTTTACCACCAAAAAATTCTTCTTTACCTTTAATAAAAGATTGCAATTCTTTTCTTGATTTTGTAGCACTCTCTGTTTTTTGTTGTTCTAATTTTTTTTGCTCAACACGTATTCTGTCTTTTTCGTTGTGTATGTGTTTAGTAAGTTGATTTCTTACCATAGCAGCTTCACGTTTTAAAAGACCAGCAGTATCAAGCCTATCTATTGTATCTTCAATAGTTTCATCATCGTACTTTGCAGCACGCATATCAGCTATTACTAATTCTTTATCACTTAAATCTAAAAAAGTATTAAGATTTTTAATAACATCATTTTCTTGAACAGGTGGCTTCATAGCGTCTTTTACCTTTTCGATAAATTCTTCTTTTGATGCAGCCTCAATACCTGTTTCTTTACCAATTTCTTCCCAATTAAATTCTGTAGAAACTTCTTCTTTTTCAGTGTTAGTTACTTCAGAATCCCAATCTTCTTCTGTTTCTTTAGTTTCTTCAACTACTTCTTCAGTTTCAGCAACTGGTTCTTCAACATTAACTGAATCCCAAGAAAAGCTATCATCGTCTGACTCAACTGTCTGATTTTCAGTGTTATCTTCAACAACTTCATTATTTTCTTGTTCTACATCAGGTGTGTTTTCTTCAGGTGTAGACATAAAAGACGTTGGGTCAAACCCTTGGTCCGTTGTTGATTCTTCGGTACTGCTAATTACCTCTTCAATTATTTTGCTTTCTTCTGCCATTTTATTTTTGCTTTTTTTACGTTACAAATATATTATTTTTTTTCAACATTTTTTCTTGACTCAATTAATGCATTGTTTTCTAAGTCTTTGTCTTTTTGTTGAGAATTAAAATCTGCTTTTACTTTTTCTAATATTAATTTATTTTTTTCTCTGGTATCATCTATATCTCTGTTTGCATCTGAAGCTATTTCTTGAGATTTTATTTTTGCTTCAGCATTTATTTGAGCAACTTGTAATCTACCATCTATATCCATTTGCTTAAGTTTTGTTTCAGCTTCTAGTTTAGCTTGTTCTGCTTGAGCTTGTTGTTGTTGCATAGCCATTTGTTGTTCTTGCATTTTACTTTGCTCGTTTTTCATTGCATCTAAGCCTTGTTCTAAAATAGCTTGAGCTTCAGTCATAGTATCTGCTTTTAATACTTTAAGAGCGTCTAATAAACTAATAGTACCTGATTGTAAGGCTGCCTGTGACATTTGTTGTACTTGTGTTTTTAGAGCGTCATCTTTTCCAGAATCACCCATAAAAATACCATAATCGTTTAATGCTACATCAGGCAAAATGTTTAACATTTTATAACCTGCATCACCAAATATGTACGCAGCCTTTTTACCACCTGACCATGCTATCTTCATAAGATTTGCAAGTTTTTCCATTACTTGTTTCTTAACCATACCATGTGAATAATTCCAAGCACCTGTAGATATAGATGATTGAACTACAGACCTTTGCACATTACCAACGTATTCGTATTGCTCTACAGCACCTTCTCTTTGTGGAGATACTCCAGAAATTTGTGCTGCAGTTTGTTCTAGCATTATTTTTAAATTAATCAATTGCTGAACTGATTGTGATAATGTAAAATCAATTTGTTGAAACTGATTAAAAGAAGCTGTATCTCCACCTTCATCTCTTGTGTTAATAGGTATAATACCATCATTTTTAAGGTGATACATAACTTCTTGCATATCCATACCTATATTAGATGGCATTTGAGAAACATCATATACAACTGCTTTACCACCTGAACGTGCTAATGCAAGTTCAATATGATACATAACTATATTGTAAAGCATTTGTACGTGTCTTAGTATGTCCATCAAACTATGTGACTTACCTGTACTATGATTAAAACAAACTCCTACATAAGACAAAGAAGTTGTACCTGCATCATCTACAGAACGAACTTGATTTGGTCTTCTACGACATCTAACTAATATTTTACCACCAATCTTTGTACCTTCCCATATATCATCTACATGTTTAGATTCTATAACGTCACCTTTTCTTTTTTTATAGTTTTCTCCTACAACTTTATGAAATGGATGTTCAGGGTTATGTTTGTTTTCAGAAACTTTTACTCTAATGGTTTTTATAGATTTCCATTCAGCAGATACAACTCGTATCTTAACTGTCTTATAATTATCTATTTCAACCCAATTATGTTTGTTATTCCATCTGTCTAAATTTTCTGTAGTAGACTGACGCATTTCTTCTAGCTCTCTTATATCTTCTTCTTCAAGTTCTTCTCTATACTCATCAAGAATATCGTTTACATTAAGCCATCTTTCTTCTCCTGCCCATTGTGCATCTTCTATAAAGTCTGTTTCGATAGATTTGTCATACACAAATTGTCTTGGGTCAACTCGCCTTACATATGGGTCGTTATCTTTAATATATATTTTATAGAACTCTTTACCTGTAACAAGTAAATCACGCATGCCTTCGTGAAATACTTTTTTCATTTTGTATTTTTCTGCTAAATAATCAAGACCGTCTTTTATCGACTCTTCTATAACTTCTTTATATTCGAAACGCATAAATTTATCTATGTCGTCAGGTATAGGAAAATCTTTATTATCCATTTCTAACTCCATACCATATGTATTTTCTAACTCAGAGTTTATTTCATTTAATAAATCGTTTGCTATAAGAGATACTTTAAATTGTTCTTTTCTTATGGCAGCATCTAAGTTAACAGCAAATACACTTTTGTCTAAAGGTCTACTTAAATCCTCATTACATATTAAGTCTATTTTATTTTTAGATAAAGGATAGTTACCCATAGTAGCAGGTGAAGGCATATTATATTGCTCTGTTACATAACTGTAATCATCATATATTAAATCACCATTGTATAATCTGTAATTACGTACATCTTTGTCGTAATCACTTACAGCACCTTCACTATTGTTTTGCTCAAGTTGGCTTATTATACCTTCTATGTTTTTGTCGCACCAGTCTTTATCTTTTTCGCTGTCTGGTATAAACTGTTTTGGAAATTCACTCATTTTTTAATTTTTATATGGTATTAGTCTTCCATTCTCTCTTTTATAATATACAAAACCTATATCTTTTTTAGTTACTTGATTTTGTTTTACTTGTTTATCGTATAAATCTATATCATGTACTAAACATAAGCCAAAAGCTATAGCCCTATCCGTATTGCGTAATCCATAATTACTTAATTCATCTAACAAGTCTATAAACCATATATCATCACAGTTTTCTTCTATATATGTTTCCATAAACTGTTCCATTACAGCTTTTGTATGTTTATTCATCTGCAAACCGTACCTATTCCTGTTAACAGTTTTAGGTGAGTGTGCAGTTGTTGGTCTTTCTTTTAAATATTTTTTACCACCTGCTCTTTGAAAATATCCTATAATACCTATACGAGTATATTCAATTAACATTTTAGCGTTGTAATATACAGCTAATTTTAAACATCCATCCCAAAACTCTTCTGCAGTATCAGGTCGGTCTGTATACTCAGCTATAGGATAGTTTCCTGGTATTTCTGTATTAAAAAATCTTCTAAATATAATAGCACTACCAAGAGATGATGTAGACGCTTCATCTTGGTCATATGAATCAATACCACCTATATCTAAACCTTTTAGTTCTGTTTTAGGGTGAGCTAAAATTTTATATGGCCCGTTTTTATCTATAACAAATTTTACATTCATTCCTTCACCATCCCATTCTAATCTACCTTTTTGTATTTGACCTTGCAGGCTTTCATTAGTCAATATTTCACTTCTTTGTGCATTAATTTTAGAAGCATTAAATCTTGCATTTTTTGTTTGTAAAAACGCTTCTTCTACCGTTAAAGGATAATTTTGTAATTCTAAATTATATCCTTTTTGGTTTCCTGCTTTGTGGAGTTTCTCTCTACGTGCTTTAAGTGCAGCAGTAGCACCATCTACATCCGATATACCTGTTTTTGTATCAAAATATCCATGATAACACATAGATGCTGGTATAAATAATGGTATTAAATTAAATGCTTCTGCATTATAATACATTTCCATAAAATCTTTAGATGCAGCTTCTATGTCACCACCTGTACCTCCAATAATTGGTACACCATATTGTACATCACCATCCATAAAACATGCTTTAGATGACATGTATGCATTCAAAAGTTCTTTAAACTCACCTGCTTCTTCAAACACCATTACAGACAGACGCTCACCCTTATATACTTCAGGATTACTCATTGTGCGACAGTGTATTACAGATTGAAAACCTCCCACACCCCACTTTCCGTCTTTGTCTTTTATCTTGTATCCAGACTTAAGTACTTCTTCTCCTTCCTTAATTACAGAGTGTCTAAAATTAGAGTTTTGATTATTCAACCCTGCTTTTACTTTATCAAAAAAAGATGTTGCTGTCACTTGTAAACCTGCAGCCACTCCAACATGATTGTATGGATATAAAGTGTATTCGTGTGCTAATATTCCAGAATTCATATAACTAAAACCCTTATCACGAGCTTTAATAACAATCATACCTTTATTTTCTTTTTTACACCTGTCAAACAAGTCAAAATAGACTTTATCCATATCTCTATACCATGGTGCTATAAGTGTTTTACGACTATTCCCTTCTTCACCATCGCTACCAAGTATTTTATAAAAATTAAGATAATAATAATGTTTACCTGTAATCTTATCCATACCTTTAGGTTTGTAGCCATTTTTACATCGGTCTATTTGCATATCCCAAAATTCTTTAAATGCTACACTGTCTGGACTTAAATCAGGTACTCCCTCATATATAAGAGGTTGATATTTTTTAATATCATACATTCTTTTGACTCTGTAAAGTTTCTAAGTAACTAAGTTCTCTATTACCTGCTATTTTAGAACGCTCTCCACGTCTTTCTATTTCATCTACTAACTTACGTCTTGTAGCTAATATTTTTTCTACACCTATCATAACTTTNTGTATGTCAGCTGCATTGTCTATATTAATTTTAGTTCTATCAAGNAATGTTGTATATTCATCAAGTTTCTCATTAAATGCAGATAACTGCGCATCAAGAGGGTCATATTGAAGTTCTTTATATTTTTTAATTGCGTCAGCAATTTTTTTATTTTTTACACCTTTCCACTCATACGTTCCGTATAAGTCTTTGGCTACTGCTCTCATTCTTTCTTCTTCAGTGAAATGTCTATATGGAGAATCGTAATCTGCTATGTAGGCAACAAACATTAAACCTTTATTGCCATATGCTTTTGAATCAATTACTTCTTTAAACTCAGGTATACCAAATATACCATCATCTTCAATTACTTTACCAGTCTTACTTATTTTCAGTAGGTACATACTTTTTAAGTTTAGTTTTCATTAAAAGCAGACCATGGTTTACATGTGGAATAACACCTTCTTGTATTATACCATCATCATCTTCATACTTAAACTCTAAATCAGATACACTACCTCCTACTAAACTATAAGTAGTTTCTACTGGTAAATAACCCATATCTATATAGTCTGCGTAAATTTCTATTTCTTTTTTATCAGAAAACTCTTTTACATTTACATATCCATAGATACTATCGTTAGGCATTAACTCAATTACACCAAATTTACTTTTTTGCTTATCCATTGTTTTCATGATGTAAAGTTAATAAAAAAAAGGGTACATTTTACTGCACCCCTTTCAAACCAACAAACAAATTATAAATCAATCATTATTATATACTAATCATGTTGTATTAAACCTCCATTCTTGAAAGAATTTCTTTTTACTCCTAAACCAGCCATTACATCATAACCTAATTTTGACTCACTTGGGTTACCAAATTTTGCTTGACGTTTAGAAGCATATACAGAAGCTACTGCTTGACGTTTTCTATCACGTCTTTTCATACCTTTAGTATTACGAGAATAGTCTCCACCTTCAGTGGTTTTACCTCTCATAAGCTTTCTAGCAGCCTTTCTTGTCTGCTTAGATACTTTACGTCCACCAAATTTTTTAAGTCTAGCCATTAGTCGTATTGGATTAATCCACCTTTCGAATAACCTAAAGTTTTAGATAGTTTTTTGTTTCCAGAAGAAAGATTCTTTTTTGCTCTTGTAGATAAAGCACTTTGCGCCTTACCTCTTATTTTTTGTCCTGTTGTTGTTTTCTTTATAGAACCTGAACCACCTTTTACTGGGTCTTTTGTTCTAGATACAATTTTACTTAAGTATGCTGCTGAAGCTGCTGTTTTACCGCTTTTATCTGCATTCTTTATAGCTTTTTTTACTTTACGCTTTTTATTAGCTTTTTTAAACTTGTCTATTATACCAGGCATAATTTTATTTTTTTAAATTATTTAATCGTATTGAATAAATCCACCTTTACCGTAAACTTTTCTGCCCTTCAAAATATCAGCTTGTGTAATTTTACCATCTTTATTTAAATCAGGAAACTTACCACCTTTTTTCATTTTAAGCAAACCATTTACTACAGGTCTTGTAGTGTCCTTAGTTACAGTTTCACGAAATTTATTTTTAATTTTCTGTGCAACTTTTTTAACTTTAGCTTTTAACTTACCTTTCTTTTTATTTGGCATAACTAGTCGTGTTGAATTATTCCACCATTTTTATACATACCTGTGTTACCAGACCTAGGCTTATCTTGTAAATCTGTATTACGTGTACGTTTATACGCTTTTTCCACTTTACGGTTTTTAAACTGCGCTAACTTACGTTTAGCTTTATCTACAGTTTTAGCTCCCTTAGCTTTTTTCTTATACATTCCGTACATAATTATATTTTTTGTTATGCGTCAAATATACCAAAAAAAAATTTATAGTTTTTTGAGCGTGGATGTATTCTTAGTATCGCCCGTTGCCTAACCAAAACTTTGATACCCTACCCTTGGTGTAAGCAGAGCCTGCTATATTCCCTGCAATAAATAAGCACTATAGTGTGCTTACAAGCAGAGCGACTTTCATCGCTTATCTTAATACTTGAGCTATGGATATAATTCAATGGGTAGCAATACCTTACGAAGATATAGACAAGTCTTTCACTCAAGCTAAGTACAAAAGGTATGATGTCGATGACATTATATCTATGTGCAGAGCAAAGATGAACGACTTAGTTCCTCGTATTAACTCTGCAAGTAAGACTGATTTATATCAGCTTTGCAAGAGATACGAAGAGCTTAGGATGAGGATTAATTGGGTTGACCCCATTGAAGACTTGTACTAAGCCTAATGTATAGCACCTAAGCCTTAACGGGTTTAGTGTGTTATACTTTATTATATAAACAAGTTTATTAATATCGTGAGGTTGTGAGCGAGCTCTTATTAGAGTTAAAGGCAGCTATGGAGAATGAAGTGGATACCTCTTACGGATATGTTGGATTATCTAGAAACAACAAGTGTTTCTTATCCAATCACACTAGAGTTAGTACTTCCAATGGACAGCCCTGTTCAATTGGAGTTCAACTCTATGGAGGGAGTTAACGAGTGGGCTTGCGACACAGCAGGCTTTATCGGTAGCTCAGGAATACGTGAGACATTATCACGTGTAGTATAAACTAAAGCAGGGGACTAACCATCTCCTGTTATTTTATTTTAATTAGTTCACTATCATGTGCAAGGTATGAAGAGTAACATGAAGAGT